CGGCAACATCGCCACCGCCGACGTCATGTCGTACCACGGCAAGATCCTGAAGGTATGGGCCATGATCCGCAAGGCCCCGACGACGACCGCTGGAACGGCCTCGCTCAATTTGGAGATCGGCGGCACGAACGTGACCGGCGGCGTCGTAACCGTCGCAACCGGTGACGCGCTCGGAGCGATCAAGGCAGGGACGGCCATCACGGCCAAGAACGAATTCCACGAGGGAGACACGGTGGACGTCGAGGCCGCTTCGGTGGGCGGGATGGGCGCCGGGTCCTTCGACCTCTACATGGAAGTCGAGCGCCTGCTCGGGACGTAGGAGACAGCTATGCCGGGTCTGCCCGCCGCAATCGACAGCAACCAACTCCAGGGCTTCATCCGCACGGAGTTCGACAACACGTACGACGTCCACTACGACCCGATCAAGGCTGATCTGTCGGATGTCATGCACCTGGGCGTGGACTCCGATCGTAAGACCGAGCGGTTCGCGTTCCACCAGTCGGCCCCGCACCCGCGTCGGTGGGATCCGGGCGAGTCGATCCCCGACAAGGCATGGAAGAGCCTGACGTACACCGCCACGAACCTGAAATGGGGGCGGCGTGCGTCGTGGCTGTCCGAGGACCGCCGGTTCGATCAGCTCGACGGCATCCTCGACAAGGTGCGCCAGATCGCCGAGAACTGGGCGCAGCTGCCCGAGCGGATTTTCTTCCAGATCCTCAAGTCCAGCACGGACGACAACCTGCTCCCCGCGTCCCTGACCGCGCCGGATGGGTCCGCGCTCTACCTGGCCTCCACCCGCTTCGGCTGCTCCGGGGGCAACGTCGTCACCGGCAGGGGTGTGGCCACCGTTCAAGCCGTCCAGGAGAACGCCTGGGAGGTCTTCACTCGGTTCGGCC